TTCCATTACTTCCGTTTTTTAGTTGGTATATAAATTGGGGATGCTTTCCCTTTATTGTTTTTGTTTATGCCATTCATTTGTTCAACCATCTTTTGATTGAAGATGGTTGAACCAGCAAGACCTTTGATATTCTTTCCCATATTAGTTCCTTTCTATATCGTTTTGAGTATTAATTTTTTTCAATGAAAGTATTGGTTGTATTCAACACTCCGGCTGAATCTTGACTTTTGCCATCTCTTATGAAGATTCCTTCTTCTTTCAGCCTTTCATAATCGATTTTATTCATAAGAATAACACTCGCATTGCCATCTATATACAGTTTGCATTGCATGAATTGAGTTCCTTTTACTTCCTCAATTACGTCTATTTGCATTGTTCTTTTTTTACTCATATCTAATTCGTTTTGAATCATAACATTTCCATAATCTCATAGTGAAATCCAGGAATAATCTTGGGGTTATTCTGCTTCATCGTATGTTATTTATTATAAGGTCAATTAAAACATTATTTCTCGTATGATATCCTATATCAAGCAAATCACATAAGAAGCGTTTGTTTTGCTCGTGGTTAACTCCCCACTCATTTTTTATCGGGAGTGCCTGTTTTTCGACACTGTATCCTCTATCCTTCAACTCCTTAATCAAATCATCGTCGTCAGCATCCTCTAGAAATTCATCAAAATAATCATCAAGGTCAATTTCTACCTCTGTACTTATTCTTATCATTCTCATAAATCTTATGATTTTAAAATCATTCCCCCAACATCATGTTATCTATCGCACGCTCCAAATCTGGACGCCAAGCCAAGCAAGATTCCTGCGGATCGCAAAAAGTGTCAATCAAACATTCAGCGGCAACCACAACACGTTGCCAGTTGCTACATCCGCATAGTCTCATCCTACGTTTGATAAATTCATATAGAATAAGACGGTTGTCCACCTCATCCTCTTCACAGTATTCATCCTCTGCTATTTCCTTGCGGATAGCAAGAAGTTCCTGTTTATCCTCATCACCATCATCCCATTCTGTCCATTCTTCTTCATTACACCATTTGCTGTTGAAGAGTTCCTCCATCGGAGAAAGCAGATTATACACTTTCTCAAAATCATCCTTAGATGCTTTTGCTATTGTCATTCCATGTGTTGCCATTTCTATTAAGTTTAAGAATTATTATTGAGGAGAGGGGCAAACAGGTTGTTCCCCACCATATATCCATTTTCTATCAGTTCCTTCATCCATTTCTCCTCTATGGCAGGAAGGAGCTTGGCTCTCCGGTATACTGTCCTATCTTTAACATTCACCTCATTGCCTTTTTTACGAAGCAAATAGTGAAGCTTGTATAATCTGTTTCTTGTTGCCATAAACCATATTATTAGAGTTTCTATATGATCTTTTTGTAGAACTTACATATCTGTCCGTACTTGTTACAGGCGCATTCGCGATGCCCCTTCGCACTACAGAAACATGAATTGCCCCGATGGTCCGAACTATTGGCGCAATTACGGCAGTACACACGTTTCGGCTCCACTCTTTTTAACGTCATAGTCACAGGGGTGAACAGGTTCGATAATAACGGCTATACCACAGCTTGAAGCCACATCAAGCTCAAGCTTGCATCCCTTAGACAGTTCCCATCCGGGAAGCATGAAAATAGCGTCACATTTCAGCAACATCGCGATATCGGCTCTCATATGCTCTCTCCAATGCGCATTATCAGGAACACCGTTATCGAAAGGATTCACAGGATCATAACCTTGTGATTCAAGTCTTTCTTTCGCCATGAGAAAAGCATGCTTCCGCTCATGAAGATCATAATGCGCTATCGGTCCACTTATATAGATTTTTACTTTACCCATTAATACTTCGTTTTAATTTTAACTTTAACGGAAAGATACAATATTGAAAGCCGTAACCTCATTATACCATTTCTGTCCATCCTTTACAAAATGCGCCTCTATGCGAAGAGACATTCTTACAGTATCCCCCATATTAAGGAGCTCTCCTACGTGTTCCCCATAGTTAAATACTGAAACCACTAGAGAAGTAGGACGCATACCCGACTGCTCTATAAGATATGTGTATTTCTCCCATGCCTTTCCGGTCTTCGCGCTGACCCCTTCTATTTTTGAAAGAACCTGCATGACCTTTCCTGTTGCTTCTACAATCATGATTTATGGTTTTAATGTTTTACTTATTCTTTTTTGATATTGCTTACGTATTTTCTGCTTTTCCTCCTCCTCGCGTTCAAGATGTATCTGACGAAGCCGTTCCAGTACCCGTCCATCAACTTGCGATATATATTCGGTAACCAGATCAACAAACTGTTCGTAAGAACGACATAATTCGTAGCGTCCTCCAGATGCCTGCACGCATATCTGATATATTTTCTGTTCTTCCCTTTGTGAAGAACCTGCCTTCATCTCAATGTTGAGGCTTGACCATTTTCCGGCAGGCAGCTGCAATATAAGGTCAGACACTCCGGCATTAGCACCTTCCGCCTTAAGACGCGCTGCCTCAGCCTTGTTTCTATATCCTCCGTTGGGAACGGAAAAGAACAAAGGTTTCAGATGTGGAAATCGGTAATGAAACCAGATCACACACCGGGTCTGTAAATCATGTTCAGGTGATTTGCTCATAACGGAACTATTTATGAATTGGTACGCATGGTTTTCAAGCGGCGGTAAATAGTGCGCTCGCTATATCCCATCTTCTGTGACAATTGCTTCACCGTCATATCCTGTGCCATGGAACGGATATAATGTATTTCTTCAAGATGAAACGAGTACGCATCAAGCATAAGTTCACGCGCCTTTTTATAGATTGAGTTGAGGCTGTGGCGCGTAAGAATATCCTGTATACAGGCAGCCTTTGTGTTGGAATACATGGCACACAGTATATCTATCTCCTGTTTGGTCCAATACGTTCTTTTTATACTCATGAGTTCAAGGTTTTAAAGTGTATTCTTAATATTTGAATGCGTGGCGTAACACATCCTCCGCATTGCATTTCCATTCCGAGTTCTGCCTGTCCCCGGGCTTTGCCATCCGTATTTTCCTCTCAGCCACGAGCCTTTCAAGAACATACCGACCTCCGACCCATCTGGATGCCTCTCTCTTTGTAAATGTTATGCCCTTCTTCCTGGCAACAAGAAAAAGGTTCCCTAATTCTTCCTCTGCCTTTGATGTTTGAAAATCACGTCTCATAATTTATTTGTTAAGGTTATCATAAAATGCCCTGTTCGCCTCATATTCAGCAGCAATCTCCGATCTTGACACGTTTCCCAGCTTCTGTACAATCACATCATAAGTTTCCTGAGGCATGTTATACAATATCTCCTCGATGTAATCCTGATGCCCTACCAATCCCAGAACATACAGGAATGAGATCATACCCGCTATAAAAACTATACATTGCTTGGATAATCTGTTCATATTCATTCCTCCTGTTGCCTTTTTAGTTTTTCATTTATCAACGCAGACCAATCAATAGGTGAGCTGTTGCCCGTCCTTGTCAATACCGTAACTATAATAAATCGAGATTCCGAATAACTTTATAGTTTCGCTACAGCTATAGGTTATGGCACATGACTTGATTGTCATTATTACCATTCCCAATATCAGTATCTGTTTTACATAGATGTTGGGAATGTATCTTTCTTCTACTATCGCTTTCATGGATTTACTGTCTTGTCATTTCTTGAAGCCTCCAGCAATGGAAGATTAGCTTCCGTAGGTATGTACACCACCGTCTTGTTATTCAAGTTGCTTTGCTGTCTTACCCACAGATATTGTATATAAGTGGGAGTAATACTTCCGTTTTCAATTTTAATGGCTTCCGCCGCACCTTTAGCTCTCTCTATCTCCGCCTGCGCATTCAGTCTCTCAGCTTCCAAATTTGCCTTCGCCTCCTCTATCTTTATTTTTCTGTTCTGTTCGGCTTCAGCAAACTCCGCCCTGCCCCTCTGTTCTGCCGCCCATACCCTGTAATAAGGATAACCGAACATGAATGCAACGATCAGAATCACGGTTGCCAAAGATGTAATGACTATATTTTTCATTATACATACAAAGGGTTTTATCAAGCCCGCCCAAGGCTATTTTGTTTCTTTTTTTTGCGTATCATACTAACCTGCATACTTGCATGGAATAAATATTTTCTGCCCGCCATAATTCTTTATTGCCTCTTTACGTATCATCTCATGAAAGTCATTGTCCCCACATTCAAAAGCCAATGCTTTTCTCACAGTTTCACTACTGACACCGAAATAAGAAGCCAGTTTAGCCTTCTTCCCATAGGGAAGCCAAATTCTACATTTCATGTTTGCTGTTTCCATATCGTTTATCTATATTTGAAAATTAATCATTGCTCATGTGATTATGATTTGTAATCACAATGCAAATAAAAGGAATATATTCCTTAGTTAAAAACAAACAAAGGAATATATTCTATAAATTTTAA